GTGGGTTCGAATCCCACCGCCTCCGCCACTATCACCCTTTCGAACGCGTTCGGGCCGTTCTTGGAGTGGCGTTTTTCTCCTGTTTTCAAAGGCGTTTGCCGGTTGGGTGCGAAC